TTACATCGTGATGTAGTTGTTTAGCTTCGTAATATAGTCTGGCAGATCCTCTGCTATAAGTTTGCCGTAATGTTTATAAATCATAGAAGTATCACTATGGCCAAGCTGCTCTGCGATCCATTCAGGAGGTACTTGGCCAGATGTTAAAAGCTGGCTGGCGAAAGTATGTCGACCTTGGTTAATACCACGTTTACGCACTTTCGCCTTCTTTAAGTGCTTATTCCAACGATAGCGTAATTCATGATATTCAAAGTGATTCGACCGTTCATGGTTAATCCAGACAAATCTAACCTTTTCTGGTCTCCTGGTCTTATTGTCACGCTGAAGTACTTCGATAGTTTTAGCTCGAGCATTACCAGTAATTTGATACTGTTTTCTGAGCGCGCTAATGGCCGGCTCGAGAAGTTTAATTTTTCTCTTTCTACGTCGGTTTTTAGTTACTCGATAGATTCCACGAACATATGATCTAGAAATCTGAATAGTACCCTTCTCCAGATCTATATCTTCCCATGCGATCGGGATCTGCTCAGACATCGAAAGGCCAGTCCAGAATAGACAAGGCAACAAGTTTTGAATATCGAGATCCGTTTCAGTGTTTAAGATCATTGCAATTTCGACTTTGCTAAACGGATCTGGCTCAGGCGTATCTACTTGATGAATTACAATGTTTTCAAATGGGTTATAAGGCATTTGTCTTTCATCGCGCCATATCGCATGGATCTGAGAAAAACGAGTAATAATTTCCCGTACGGTCTTATTGTTTAGACTATCTTTTAGCTGCTCAATCCACTTTTTAAGCATGTTCGTATTTATATCTTTTGGGTTAATTTGGCCCCATTTTGGAATGATATGATTGTAAACATGGCCTTTATAAGAATCATAAGTACTGGGTGCAACTTCTTTAATTGTTTGGCTCAAGTAAAGCTGAGCATAATAACTAATCTGATTCTTTTTTAAGTGTTTTGAGTTTGGAAAATGTTTGGCCAAGCTAAACTGGCCAAGTTGTATTTCCAATTTAATTAAATTAGCAAGCTTTTCGGCTCTATCTTGATTCTCTGGAGTAAAATCCCAGTCTAAAGTTTCTTTAATAACTGATTCTGTTGCGATCGGTCGCATCCAAATTCGCAACGATTTCCCACGTGTTTCTAGTCCTGCAGACATTATTCGACCTACATTTAAGTATTCTATAAAAATATTTAGAGAGATTTTAGAGGAATGCACCCCCGAATGGGGGTGCATAAGAGGTGCACAATTAAATGAAAGGCAACTCGTCTTGTTCGTCTATACTCTTTAGTTTCCCCAAATCAAAGTACTTTTCAGCATCCCATTCAATTTCCTTATCAAGTCTATTTGGGTGAATTTCTCCCCATATTTGAATAGATGGCTCTCCACCAATATTAGAAAATTGATTTTGAGTAAATTGAAGAGCCACAGCCTCGTCTCTTGCGGTAACAACAACATTAAATTCTGTTTTTATCTTCATTTTAAAATGTGGCATTACTTTACTCCCCATAACAGTAAGGACGTGCTTACAAGAGAAACAATAAGATTGATAAACAACGCATTTTTAAGGTTGAACTGCATGTTTTTTCCCTTCCTTTTCTTGTTTATCTAACTCACATCGACATTGACCGATTCGGAAATATTCGATTGGTCCTGGTGCTTCTTTAGGAGTCATTTCATATCTGTATAGAACATAGGTTCTTACACGAGTTTTAACGGTGATTTCATCACCTTTAATTTCAGTGATTGTGCCGTTATGTGCTTTTTGACTAACGGCAATTTTCCCCTGATACACACCTTCTCTTTTTTGGATCATGAAGTTGACTTCATCACCTACTTTGTAAGATTCAAAATCAGGAAGTTTTAGGCCACCACACTTGCAATGATATTTAGTCATGGGTTTCACTCTCCCAATCAAAATCTTCGCCAAGCTGTTCGCTGTTATCTGTATCAATTAGAATGATCGAGATAATTTCGTATTCTTCTAGACGTTTAACAGTTGCCATTTTTTCAAATGCATCTTTAAGACTTTCAAATTTTCCAATCAAAGTTCTGATTTCTGAAACAGCACAAGCTCCAAGCAGTGAAGCTGTTTTTTGTTGAATTGGGCTATTTGATAAATCTTTACGAATACGTACCTGGTATTTTTTTGTATACATGGCTTAACCCTCCAAGCCTTTCTCAATTCTTGCTTTTTGTTCTTCTTTAGCATGTAATTCTTCAGCAAGTTTAATAGCTTGTTCTGCTGCATCTTTCATACTTGTTGCAAGGATCCACTGACAACGATATGAACGCCCGAGTGAATTAGAAAGGTATTTACCATCCTCACTAAAGCGGAAATTAAATGGGATGGCTATTTCCAGATTTACAAGAAACTCCAAATCAGAATGATCTGCGACTAAATTGCTTGCATGATCTATGGCCCATTCTCGACTTAAATTTCGTAAAACATTATTAATAAAACCTTCTAATTGAGGATGTTGGTCTTTTAAATCATCACCATTTTGGGTTTCTAAAGCCCACAGAAATTCTTCAAAGTCTTCACTAACATTTAAGCCAACATTTAAGGTTGGAACATGAAGAATCTTGTGAAATACAACATTGTTATTAAACATTTCTCCTGAAAGAGCTGAAGGAAACTTATTGTTTGATGCGATTTGTACGTTAGAATCGTTTTGCATAATTGCTCTCCGGTGATTGTGTGGCACATACAGAAGTGGCCGCTTCTGTATGTGTGCTCATAAAAATTAGTGAAATTTAATGTGGCTACGATCATTTGAAGACGTAGCTGCACCAAAAATGGCTTTAAGTAAAAGAAGTTTTACTAATTGCTCTGGAACTTCTTCTTTATTGGTTTTGGCTTGAGGGAATTCAGGAAACTTCAATAAGTTGTAGAAATCGTCTGCATATACCCATTGGTGAATGCGATCTTCATTAAGGTTCCCTTTTCGTGTATGCCATGCTTTACATGCTTTGCAATAAACAACATCTGCTTCAATAGTTTGATTGGCAAAAAACACAACGACTGGACAATCCTCTTTTGGCTTTTCATCTTTCCCTTTAAAAACATTTAATTTTTGGTGAGCAGGAATAGCTTCAATTTGGACTTTGAAAACCTCAGCATTTGAGTCCTTTAAAATTGCGTTAGCAAAGTTATAAACACTATCTAAAAATGAACCAGAATTTGAACCCACTCCAACTGGATAACCAATTGTTTTAAGAAGTTCGTCGCGTTTAACTTCCTCTTTTTGCAAACGAGTTTTTAGATATTCTGCAACATCTAAAGAAATCGGCAGTGAAGCTTGCATACACGCTTGTGTTGAAATATTTAACTTAAACATAGTGTTTTTCTTTCGTTAAAAGTGGGTTTGATCCCGTTGTGAAGTTGGTTTTTCAAAGATCCAACATCGTTTTGTTGAGTTGGTAATTTTGCTTTGTATGGCTTTATTTGCTTCAACAAAGCGGTAATGAAGGCTGTGACGTAATGCATTTTGCAATTCATTCACTTCAGGTAATGCGTATCGATAATCCGCTGCGACCTTATATAAATGAGCAAAATTGATGGCCATAATGTCTGACTTAGCCGAGTGGTTTACGACGCTATCTGCATGTTCAACTTTTCGTATGGAGTCTTCCATTTCTTCAATCGTGTTCCAGAAGTTCTGAACAATAACTGGATCTGACTTGAGGACTTTGTCACGGCTCTGAGCCATCTTGATAAATTCTTCAGTCACCTGTTTTTGTACTTGTGCCGGCACTTCAATTACATGACGGCACATCGCATCAAATAGAGACATAAGCTGGGCATGGTTGTGAACAATACGAGAGCTTTGGATGTTGTATTGTTCCTGGTGCAACATCGCATCATATTTTTCATAGCCAATATTGAAGGCATCTAAAATGTCTTTTTCTTTGCTTAAACATTGCAGAATGAATTGGCTAACATTCTCAGGTTCATATTTTGATAAGTTGCGTGAGGCGTGGAGACTGGCTTTACTTAACTGATCTTTATAAAAATGAACATGGACAATACGGCCCATAATCGCTTCAGATGCTAGTACTTCAGCATTCTGGCTAATAATTAAAGTGCCCATAAACAGTGGTTCGTATGTTGTATTACCACCTGCCTTTACACCCATGGCACCTAATGAGCCACCGTCGTACATGGTTTTGCACATATCCCAGTTGAACTGCTTAGATGAATTTTCACCTTGGCGATCTGATTCAATAAATACGACTGGAAGGTTGGATACTTGGCGTAAAGTACGGATTAAACCCGCTTTGGATGTTTTAGTAGGATCTAAACCCTCATAGTTTACCCTTCCAAACAACTTCCATAGGAAAGTAATCAAAGTTGATTTACCTGTACCGGGTTCACCTACTAGTTCAACGAATGGAAATGACTTATGTGTTTTGCGGATCTGCTGAGCGTATAAAGATCCAAAAAATGCTGTTAACCCGATTAAACCTTTAACGCCATAAGCGTCAATGAAGTCTGTAACCCAGCGCTGTTGATACTCCTCTTGGCTCTTATTTATTTCCAATGCAAATGGAGCATTACACTTTAGGTTGGTATGGCGTGGAAGTTCAAAATAATCTTCTTTATTGATCGTATATTGCTTGCCACTCTGGTATGCCAACTCTCCTAAAACATAGGTTTTTTGCTCTGCGTGATATCCCACATAATCAATAAGCTGAACACGCTTAATATCTTTGAGCTCCCGCTTTAAAAAAGCGAGTAATTGCTTACTGTTACCTTCATAAAAAACACCAGGTGCAACATGTAAAAGTCGCTTACCAAACTCTGGAGCTGAAGAGATGTGGGAAGGACTAAATGTATTTTTAATCGTCTTCGCACCACGCGGAAAATCTATTTGGAAGTAATAATCTGCTTCATCAATTTCTTTTTGGTATTGGTAGTAAAGCCCATGTGGTCGGCATTCCATCATAATTTCTACATCTGCAGCATGCTGAATAGCTGCTTCACGACGTTCAGATGTAGCTTGGTCTTTTTCCTCTTGTGCCCAATCTTCATTATCACTCGGCTCAAAATCGATACCTTTCATGTAGTCATCGTATTTATCCATGTTTAATTTGAACCAATAAACACAGTTATTAAAATCAAATGGAAATGACTTAGTACCGTAACGCTTGTAGATAAGTATGCCTTTATCCACAGGCTTCTCAGCGATTAATAAAGAACCATAGTATTTATATGTTTCTATATCCGAGAATTTAAGACGATCTTGTTTATAAAGGTCATTCCAGTCTGTTTTTTTACGCCCACTAGGAGGAAGTGCAGCTTCAGACTCGAAGCCGAGTTCTTCAGCTAAAGCTATGTTTTTTCTTATACCCTCATGCCCAGCATTATCGTTGTCGTATGCCCACACAAGCTTTGGTAATGGCAGCTCTTGTTCAGCACATTTCATTGCAATGTGATTGAGGAAAATTTTAGGGTAATTTCCAGCAGATAAAGCTGAAAAGCTAGTAATGCCTGATAACCAAAGAGCGATCGTGTCAAAGATACCTTCAGTAATCCAGATCTCTTTTGACTCGATGTAGTTTGTATTTGGTGTCATCCATGCATGGCCTGCTGAAGACCATTCTTCTTTAAATGTGGTTTTTGGCAAAACGCCTTGTTCATCTAGAACACGCTGCCACCATCCTGGATTCCCTTCTTCATCTGTGATTGGGAATCTTAATGTAATAGAAGTGGTTTTCTTAGGCTTATAACGGGTAATACTTTCTTGTGTGTATAGACCCTTTAATGGTTCTAGAGGGAATCCACGACCTTCGACAAGGTAAGCGTTTACAGTTTTATTCGGATCTTCAGGAGTGGGTTCAAATCGTTTTTCCCATTTTTCAAATAATTCAGGGAATAAATCACGAATGTGGTTTTCTTTACCACATTCGTTTTTACGTGGGCAGAAAACTACCCACGGTTCCTCAGGATATACCCAAGCTGATGCTTCCTTGTGGTTACAGTCTGGGCATCTACCACGCAATTTATCGTTGCCCTTAACTTTGAAGCCGTAGACATCTTTTAACTTCTCTACTACTAAAGCTTTGGTTTCTGGAAACATCATTTTCAATAAACTGCCTTAAAATAAATGCCGATTGGTTTTTCTAAGTTCCTGCCCTGCTAATTTTCCAAGTAATTCTTGGATCCTTTCTCTGGCAAGGTACTCAATGGTTTCTTCAATAGTTGGTAGACCTAGGGCCTTTTGCACTTCCTGTACAATTTCCTTCTCTTTATCCGAAAGAGCGATTTCTTGTGTGGGCATCAATTCAGCTCCTAGAAAGGTGATCTGATGCGCCTTTTTTTAAGTAACTGTCTAAGCTAAAGTTATCTTGAATGTCTTCTGCAATTAGCAATGCTAATGCCTGTTTCATTACAAGCTGGCGCATGATTACACCAGGATTAACACCAGTAAGCCGTGAGACAATTTTAAAAAGATCAGACTCATCATTAGTCAGATTGACGTTGTAACGGTTATCCCGTTTTTGTTTCTTCAAACTCATTGGTTTTGGTCCTCATTGTTTGGAGTTTGCTTTTTACCCAAGTAATAAATTCTTGCGATGACACTTGAGCGACTGGAATCGGTTTCCTCTACTTCTTGATCGATTGCCTTAACTTCCTCTTTTGGTAGATAGACAATGCATGGAATACGTCCACCACTGATCTTTTTTGATCGGGAACGATTAGAAGGTGAAGTTTCTGTACTCATACAGTATCCTACGGTTATAGTGATGTGCTACGAATCACTATAGCATAAATATTTAGTCTTTCAATATATATCGGTGAAATATATGTCCGAAAATTTGGCTGTAGAGATTACACAAAGGTTCACAGAAGAGCTGGAGCGTAAAAATTTGAGAGCAAAACCGCTTTCACGCAGTATCGATGCCCATGAAAATACGTTAGGTAACTATGTCCGCAACAAAGTGCCAGATCAGTGGGTTTACCTAGCAAAACTACAAAAACAGGGAATAGATATCCGTTATGTATTGCTTGGCATTGATCCAGACTTTAGTGGTCTTACAAGTGAAGAAAGTTTGTTATTAAAAGCATATAGACAGCTTAGCCCTGAAGCTCAGGAAGCTTTACTACGTTTAAGTTCTGTTTATGCGAAAGAAGTCGAAAATAAAGAATGATCAGCCATTAAAAAAGCCCACCTTTTACAGTGGGCTTTTTATCTATTCCTCTAACTTTTGCTGAACTATTTGCAATCGTTGCTCTAAGTCCAATAATTTATAAATCAGGTCATTATTATTATAAATAACCTGCTTATCTCCGACCGAAGCTTCTAAAGAATTTCTCCAGACGCGCAAAGTACTTAATGCCATATCTAAGTTCAATTCTGCATCATTCATTAAAAGTTCCATATCTACCCCATTAGCAATTTGATTTAATTGAAATTGCCAAACCCGTACCTCTGTGTTGTTCCAGATCGGGCTAATAATGGTGTGTTCTCCATTAAACTTAGGATAAATAAGATCTTTTAGCGACGAATTTAATAAATTTACATCGATTTTTTTAAATGAATGATCAGTATTTGACAGTTCTTCAATCAAATCATTAATTTGATCGGGACAAATTGATAAGTAACCCTTATCAGTTTGATGATTAAAAAGAATTTGACTACTGGTCACGCTATCTATGAGCAAAAATAATTGTTCGCAAAGTAAACGGCTTTTTTCATTGGTAGCTTGTACCCGAGGCGCGATAGGCACATAGGGAATAATATTTTCGTTCATCATCATTCCCCTTAGCGACCGACATCAATCATGGTAGGTTGACTACTTGTAAATATCCAACAACGAATCGTTTTACGTTCCAACCTGCTCTGAATTGCAATATTGTGTTCCAAATACTTAGGATATGGCGGTTTACTGTGAGGTAAGGTCTGGATTAGATCCGGACGTTTAAAAAGATTGGGGAATAGGTCTAGAACTTGTGTAAGGTTAATCGCAATTTGATCGGTTCTATTACTGTGATTAAAGTTGTGAATGCCATGGGTGTACATGTTTGACCAAAATGACTCAAGTGAACTTGCAACATTTGGTGCAAGTTGATCGCTTTCCCCCAAACTTAAGCAACTAATCGGAAGATGTTCGCGAACAATACGCCCTCCTCTAAACCAGATCACTTCAGCAATATCATCGAAAATATTATTTACAGTTAAATTTGGACTACCTGAGCGTAATTGAACTACCGATCCAACTTGTATTGTTTGCAATTGATTTCGCTGTTTTAAGAGCAGCTCAGCCATTTGGTTGAAAGCCTTTATGTAAGCTTCTTTGATCTGAGCTGCTTTTGAACCTGTATATCCCATTGCCAGAAAGATAAAGCCATCTTTAGTCATTTCATACATTGGGCGTGGTTTACCTTGCCCATCTACATAATCAGCGGGCGAAAAATTTCGCTCGCTAAATTCTGCGGAACAATCCAATGTTTTGATCTTCTGCAATACATCTTTATGCGGTTTACCAAAAATCTCAGAGACTTTAAGACTGTCAGTTTTAATTTGGTCATTTTGAATGAATACAGCATTTTGTAATTCGAGTGTCGTCATGAGCTTATCCCCCTATGAATAATATAGAGAAAGTCATAAAGACTGCACATAAGAACGTGAATGTGTCGATAACGTTTTTGAATAATTGGTGAATTTTGCGCTTTTTCTGGCGTTGTTTAAACGCTTCTAAATCATAGATAGGCGTGTGCTCGATGACATGAATAGATTTTTTCATGGTGATCTTCTCTTTTGTAAGTTCTTTGCAAACCTACCGCCATTCTTTCCACGGAATGGTGGCAGACCGAACAGGGGTGGAAATACCGTCCAAAAGAGTACAACGGCCAGCTAAAAGCTGCCCTGCCCGATCTACCATAGAGAGTCTATCAGATCAGACATTTTAGGCAAAAAAAAGCCGCTATGAGCGGATGTTTTCTGCTCTCTTTTGAATTGAAACAGGTTTCCACGCCTGTGCACAGATTTTGCTGTGCTTTTTCATATTGCCTATAGTGAATCGTTATGTCAAGATAGTGATGTGCTATTTTTATTTAATCAGGTGCAGTATGGAAAAACGTAAACGCGTCTTTACTGTGGAGAGTGTCCGTCGTCTTAATCAAATGCTGCGTGATAATCCTGGTATCACAGCAGAAGATATCCCATTGTCTGCTGAAGGTCGAAAAGTTGTTCGTAACTTTAAACCAGATATGGAAGCAGTGAATGCAGCTTTCAATAAGGCTATGCAAGGGTTATGAGTCAAACTCCTGACCCTAAATATAGCTGGGTATTTCAAAGGCTTACTGAAAATGATCAGGGGTACAATCTTGAAAGTATTGTTGCCTATACAATTTATAAAAAGCATAAGATAGATTTTATTAATCAAATAAAATCGCGCCATCAACGAGACCCAAACGATCAAGAGTGGGAAACATTTCACACACAATGTGAACTTGACTCCTCTTTAAAAGGTTTTCGTGATCAAGCAAATATAGTCGTTAGTAATCTTTTAAATGTTGCATTAAGTTCCGAAATAGCAGCCCTTGAAGACCAAGCACTACTTGATTCAAAAGTTAAAGCCCAACTGGAAATAGTTGAAACAAAAGTGAATACAATCAATGGGTTTATGACAGAAAAACAAGGAGCTGGGTGGTGGTTTAGTGAAGTTGGTAAAAACTTTCTTGTTAATATTCTAACGATCTTTTTTATTGGTGGATTTGCAACCTTTGTTTTAAATTTTAATAAAGTCTCAGAGTGGTTTGGAAAATTCTTCGAGTAGATTACATATGAAAACTCAAATTTTTAGTCCTTATCTAAAGAAAATATCTAGTGCAAAATCTAGGATTTGTTAATCGTGATTATTGTCTTTTATAAAATTTTTAATAATAGGTTTTATTAATGCATAAATTATTTTTGGGATTGTTTTTTTTATTAGCAACATCTGTATGTTCTGCACAAGATGCTATTCAAGTTGTTTTTGGAATGAAAATTAAAGGTGTTGAGTTCGTCTATCCATTTGATGAAAAAAATGATTTGAATCACCAATTAGGTAGACCTAATCAATACATAGAAAAAGTTTCATGGCCAGATCCTGAAGTCGACCCCAAGTTTGAAAGTGATGGTTATTATGATAGTGATATACCGCCTGAAAAATTTGTTGGTGGGACTATTGAAAAATTTAGAAACCAAGCAGATTTAAATAGACGTTATAACTATATAAAAAGTGTACATTTGGCAATGCCAATGACTAATCAATACATGTATAAAAAAGGACTATTTTTACTTCGTTTGGACAGAGAATTTACGCCTGAACAAGCTAAAGAATATGAGATAAAATTTTATAAAACTGTTAAATAGGAAATTGTATGCAAGTCATGATCAGGGTTTTAGAAGCTAGAAAAATAGAGCACGGTTGTAATTTGCTTGCAGAGATAAATAAGAAAGGAGAAGTCACCAATCTTTATGATTACAATGGTAATGAATTAAAAATTAATTTCTTACGCAATGAGGTTTATTACAATAAGATTTGGTGGACGTTCCCCTCAAAAATAGAAAACTTTTAATTAAATTCTAAGCTATTTTCATTATGTTTTTCCCTATATCCAGCCAGCCACATTTGAGGAGCTTCTGCCCAACTCATTAAGCCCACCTCCTCTCGTACATTGTTATATGCATTCATAAAACGCTCATACCAGAAACGCTTCATAACTTCTGAATAATATTTAGGAAAACCAACTGGATTCATGTCTAGACGGACATTTTTATAAAACAGTTCAAAAAGTTCTTCAGGGTGCATATTTATACCTCTTTTGCTGGATCCCAAGCGCACCAGTAACCATTTTTGACGGTACGAAATGCATAAGACATTGTATCCGTCATATCACTAAACTTTTTAGCAGCCGTTTTCGTTGCCTCCTGCATTGAAGCTATCCATTTCTCTAAAGCTGGCCATTCATCTTTTAAAATTTTTAGTTTTGGGATAGGTCGTGGTTTAAAAGATTTTTTATATTGAGCAAATGACTGGTAACAAGCTCTCCGGTGCTTTCGATCCTTTACCTTTGAAATGCTTTTAGCCTTAAATGGAAAGTCTAATGAATAATCCCAATACAACTCAGGTAGCATTTCTTCACAACGCTTTAGCCATATAAGCTCACGGCCATTAACACGGCTTAAAAAGAAAATTTTGCCCTTAAATACAATATTTAAAATGGGAGTTAGATGCTGGACTCTTTTCATTTAATGTCAGCTCCAGTTAATTTTTTCTCTTCCTGCAACTGCTCATATTCAGTTAGCCAATCTAAGCGATTAAATCCCCCTTCATTAAAATTTGGATAAATGCCTGCAATAAAAAAACCTTCTTCATGTGCTGTCTTTTGATAGGTATGGGCAATGATATTTACATAATCACATTTAAGATTATTCAATGCTTCATAGGCTTCATGTGCAATTGGATGGTCTGGTGTGACATTGATCATGGCTTAACTTCCCAATTCTCATCATTTGTTGCTTTTAACTCTAATAAAGTAGGTATATGAATCTTCGGATCTGGTGCTGCACTTGGAGAAATAGTGTGAGTAATTTCAATATGCCCGCCACAAGTAAAACCACAAAATAAGTTAGGGCATGTGAGCCAAACATCTTTAAGTAGTGGATGCCTTTGTTCACTCGATCTAATCTTTAAGTTGGTACTTTTACAATGTGGGCAGGTTATCTGTGGGCGGGAATTGTTCTTGTTTATTTTGTTGTAGTTATTGGGTGAATTCATTCGGCACATCCTAAGAACATATTTATATATATTTTAAATTAAAAGAACAAATATTTGTTCTTTTTCTATATTTTTTATAGTATTTACTTAGTTTTTCTAATGCAGAAAAATATATGCAAAATTTAAAATGCCAATGTTGTTTTAAATTATTGGCTAAAACAAAGGGATTTGATCACTTTGAGATTAAATGCCCTCGCTGTAAAACATTAAATACATTCCAGAGCACCCAGAGTGCCTTACCTGAATGCCTAGAGCATCAAACACAATCAGGTAAGATTCATGACACGAAACCTCTCACCACAATACAATCCTAGTGGCCATAGTTTCAGTGGTTGGCTCGGTGGTAAATCACAACTAGCTAGAACAATCATTGATATGCTTCCAGAACATAAAACATATGTTGAAGTCTTCGGCGGAGCAGGATGGGTTCTATTTAAAAAAACCCCTTCTACTGTAGAAGTTATTAATGACATTAATGACGATCTGATTAACCTGTATCGCATATTAAAATTTCACTTTGATGCGTTTTTAACTGAATTTGAATTATTGTTATTTTCACGTACTCAATTTGACGATTTTAAACGTGACCAATCTGGTCTTACTGATATTCAAAGAGCAGTGAAGTTTTATTATTTATTACGCTCTGCCTTTGGTTGCCAATTAGATGGCTCTTTTACCTATTCAAAAGATAGAACGAACCGCATGCGCCTGGGCGAACGTCTACGTGAACATCTGCTTTCTATCCATGAACGTTTGCAAAATGTAGTCATTGAAAATAAATCTTATGATTATATTATCAACCGACTTGATGGCCCTGATACTTTGTTTTATTTGGATCCTCCTTATTGGGATTGCGAAAATGTTTATGGGAAAGGTATCTGGTCCAAAGAGGATTTTTATACTTTAAAGGACCTGCTAGACAAAATTAAAGGAAAGTTCATTTTAAGTTTGAACGATGTGCCTGAAGTGAGAGAACTGTTTAAGGACTATCAAATGACACATCGTAAAATCCGTTGGTCTGTTAACTCAAAAGCTGCTCATGAAGATCATAATGGCAATGAGTTGATCATTTATAACTTTTGATCTGTTTTGACTTGTTCAAGCATATCTTTCTTAGCATTAAGGCGTGGTAATTCACGCTTTAATCGTTTTTCAGCAGCCACTTTACTTGGAAATACACGATCAATGACTTTTGGATTAGTTTGATCCCCCAAGGTTACCCAATATCTCGGGCTTTTGTTTTGGCCGATTGTGTATTGTGTTTTTAAACCTGTGTAAGCCTTCTGGTCTAACTCATTATGCGCTGTAAATTTACCAGTCTCGAGATCCAATAGCGCATATTCACGATCTAGGCGTTGCTGTGCTCCAGCTTTAGTTAAATAAAGATATGAAAAGTGCTTAGGGTTTGATTGATCACCTTTCGTCAGTTTTACAGCCTTATCCCCTTCTTGATAATAAACCACAACACCAGTCCATTTTTTATCTTTCTCGGAAACAAATTGGTCTTCAAATAGTTCAGATACATCGTCTGCATCTGGGAAAAAAACTTCAAGTTGAAGATCAGTTGTATATCCACCTGAACTGTCCAGTGTGTCTGTGATCGTTGTTCCAAGCCAGTAAATTTCGTCAATCTGCTCTTTGATTCCAATAAACAAGAAAGTTTGTTCCGGGACAAGATCTGGTATTCCTCTGGCCAGTTTATAACTGAGTGTTTCTGCTGTACGTTTAAAGTGGTTGAGTTTGGCTCTAGCAGCCAAAGTCGCGGTTTGTTTATCACGATGGATATGCCGTAGTTCTTTTATATTCTGGTTAGATTGATCACCTACAATGACTTCAAGTTTTTTGGCCAGCTTATCATCATAATAAAATGCACGAATTGCAGTGACTTCTTCCCCCCCATCACTATAGCTATAACGATGTTCATCGCCCTTTGTCCTGGTCAAAAGGTAAGTTGGTAAATCTTGGCCAGAAATGGTCTGACTCTGGCCTTTTGGCATAAAGAGTAATGTACCGTTTTTGATGGTAGCTATAGCATCGTGCTCATCTGCTAAACGAGTCAGTAAATTTGCATCTGATTCATTTTGATCGATATGAATAATTTTATGTTTGGCCAGTTCTTCAGATACTTGGTCATTAAGATCATGTTCGATTGCGATCTTTCTAATCAGATCCCCCAGTGCAATATTATCAAAGCTGCGTTCCTTTTTTTGCTTTAAGGACTTTTTCATATCTGCACTGGTCGCACGGATCCGAAGTGTATCCGGTGCTCCGCCATGCTCAACTTCTTTAACGATGTAGCTACCTTTATAAACAAGTCCAGAATGCTGCCAACCAAGCCATGCTTGTATGACCGCACCCTTACTTGGGATTTCAAGTAATCCATCATGATCGGACAATGTTAAATCAAGCGTATCAACCTCAAAACCACGTTTGTTTTCAATACGCATTTGCCCTAAGCGATTGTTGACCTTTGATGAGATATCTACGCCATCAACAACAAGTTTATAAATAGGAACAGAACTCGCCTGCAGTACATCATCAACAACTGAATTTATTGCGGAAATAAGGGTCATAATAAGCCTATCAATTTACCTGCAGCATTACCGATTAGAGTTCCTGGCTTCTGTCCTTGTGTCAGCTTTAAACTAAACTCAATTTTTCGAGGAGTACCATCTGTAAAAAAGTAAGTTTGTGTTTCTTGCAAATCATCAATGTGATAAAGCCCAAAAACTTTACCTGTTCCTGCGATAAGCGGAAAATTTTTACCTGTATCACCCATAGCACGTAAAGCAGTGATACTCATCTGAGAGCCAAACTCCGGCACAATACTTCCTTCTAAGGTAATCGTATCTTCCCCCCTACCCACAAACTGATAGGCTGGCATTTCACCAACACGTGAATTACTTGGATGCCGCCAATTGGTACTGCGTTGTAACTGCTGGTAAACCGCAGTCGGGATACTAAACGGGAACATACCCAATATCATCATCATGTGATTTACTCCTGATCTGCCATGATTGTGCGTACACGTGACAATTTATCGCGTTGTAATCGATTAATTACTTGTTCAATTTGACGTTCAAGATCCTGAACCATTTGTCCTGGTGCAGCATGAATATGAATCGTGTAAGTGTCTCCAGCCACAGCCAATGAAGACTGACGACTTGATGTTAAATTTGGTGCGGTTTGTATTTTAGAAATAACTGGAGCAGCAATATCAATCTGATCCATAGCTGGCGATTGAGCTTTATTGGTGAACAAATTAAGAACTTGATTATATTTGTTCTTTAACTCTGGAAAGGCTTGAGTTAAACCCATGCCAATACCACCTACGATATGTCCACCTAGACCAGCCATGACTCGCGAAGGAGAACGGATATCCATTTTTTTCTTCATAAAGCTAGGCATATAACTATTAATTTTCGCCCAAATGGTTTTAAGGCTATCAAAACCTGATTGGATACCATTAACTAAACCATCAATGATATTTTTCCCAATACTTAGCATCTTGTTTTTAAGGCTGCCAAGGTAGTCAAATATCTTAGTCCAGCCATCAACAATTCTCTGAAAAAGTGGACTATTCGTAATAGCAGAAATCAAATTATCCCATGCTGTAGTAACAACGGATTTAATCCCTGACCAAACAACACTGGTAACTAGTTTTATATTTTCCCACTTAGCAGCAAACCAATCGCCAATAGGTCCTAAATAACTAACTATTGAATTCCATACATTCGCTACGCCAGTTGTAATGCTGGTCCAAACTGAGCTAAAGAAGCCAGTAATACCAGACCAATTCGCAATAATTAAACGAGGTATGCCAATAAGCGGGAAAAGTAGATTTAAAAGAGGATTATCTGCAAAAACTTGATCTACACTTTGAATAATACCTTTTATGAAAGATACGCCTGTATTGAATGCATTTTTAACACCAGCCCATAAATCCATAAAGAAAGATTTAATCGGTGCCCAATTTTGATAAATAAAGTATGCAGCTGTAGCAAGTAGTGTGACTGCTAAGATAATTGGATTTGCTCTCATGAGTTGACCAGCAGCAAAAAGCTTTCTGCCTAACCACATCACAGATGAGCCAAGGGCTTTAAATGGAGATGTGAGCATCTTAAATACAAAACTTAATGCACTACCTTGCACACCCAATGTCACCATCATAAGTCGCAGACTTAACATACTTAAAATGAGTGGTGAGAAAATAAGAAGTAAACCTCCTATAGCCACTAACCCCCCAGCTATTAATAAAAGACCTGTACCTAATGCTTTTGCCAAAGTCGGGTTCTGTTGCATCCAGCCTGTAAAACCTTGCATAGCATTCGATGCCATGATTAATGCTTGTGTATAGATCGGTAAAATAGTTTGGCCAAACTGTAAATATGCATCGTGAAGTTTTGCTCTTGCTTCTAATTCTTTACCAGACGTTGTTCCCTGGGCTTGCGTATTCAATTGATCAATATTGAATGCACCTTCATTCAGCTTGGCATTTTTATGAATCTGATCACGTTGCATGTACATTTGTGCAAATAGATTTGACGCAGTACGGTTACTAAAAATACTACCGATCGCATCAATGACATCACTTTCTTTAGTTATACCTTTGGCATTCAGTGCCGGCACTAAGACTTTCTCCATCCATGCGAACTGATCTTTTTTGAATAAATCAGCGCCTTTAATTGCTCCGATATCTAAATAAGATAAATCTCCAGTCTTGTTATGCTTAACTTTCGAATAGTCCCCTATTAAACCAAATTTATCGAGATTGGCAGCTGCTCGCTGTGTTGTTCTGCCCTGGTATAAATTCTGATAAGCAGACATCATAGACGTACCGACACGATGGCCACCCATTTCTTGTACTAAAGGCTCCATTTTGTAATAGAAGGCTTTGTTATCCATGCCTTTTGCAGCAATACCACCCGTTTTGATTACGTTAAGCCATTCTTCAGCTTGTACACGTCCACCTGTAGCTGTAATTACTTGTTGGATAATGTTCGCTTGTTCTTGAAATGATTCTTTGCTCTTTAAACCATTACGCATTTCAATGACTTTGAGCATATCCATGAATTTTTTTTCATTTTCTACACCATGATCGCCATACATAGCTTCATTAGCAAATTTCATTTTGGCCAATGTTGGAGCAACCCATTGTGCATGGTGAACATCACCGAAAGCAGTTACACCATCACGAACCAAGGTTAAATTGTCTAATGTGCTGGTACCAAAAGTTTTCATGGCCTTAGCGTATTGGACTGCCTCATCTGTGGCCTTTTTACCAAAGCCTAGTGAAGCAATTCTGTTTTCTTCAACATCGACACGCTTTGATTCATCAATTGGTTTACGCATCTGATAAAGGGCAGCTGCACCTGTTGCAGTCATACCCGCACCATATAATGCTGCAGTTCGTACATTGCCAGATATATTGCTATGCGATTTTTGGATGCGATTTAGGCTGTCAAGCTTCTTTTTTTGATTATCGATAGATGCGTTGGCAGTTGTTATCTTTCTAGATAATTCCGACTGATGATCGGCTAAATTACTAGTAGAAACACCTGTTTGTTTTAATTCATTACGCAACTCTTGAAGCTTGGCTTGATTTTGTGAATGTGCATCTTTGAGCTTTTTCGCTTCTTTTGTAGCCTTATCAAAATCTTTGCTAATTTTATCTGAAGGATTGGTCGTCATTTCTTGGCGTAAAGATTTAATGCGCTCCTGCACATCTTTTAAAGCCTTAGCACTATCTTCAGTCGCTTTTTTTTGTCTAACAAACCCATCAACCTGCTTTTGCTGTTCATTGAGTCTTTTTACTTCATCACGTGCATTTTTTAATGCATTGGCAGCAGCATTACTACTGCCAATGATGAGTTTAAGTGCGGGACTTAAGTTGTCTCTAGATCCAAAAAGGACTTCGAGTTTTAAAGGTTTCATGTGGCATCGTTTCCATTGCGATCAATGGCTTTTTGATGCCATTGCATCAGTTGATAAAGTGACATATCTGCATAAGCTTGCGGTGGCCAGTGAAAAACCACCGCAATATTAGCCATCGCATCATCTACTGTTGGCGTAATACTTGAACACGCGCTGACTTCGGTTGCAAAAAAAGAATAATTGCTCCGCAAATTTGAGCGAGATCCGCTGGCTCAAGTTGGTTAATCTGAGTTTTAGTGAGTTCGGGTGAACAAATACGTGGAAGAACAGTACAAGCCGCAGTTACATCACCTTGTAGAAGATCTGCGATTTTTACGCCCTGTAATGCTTGGACATTAGGCTTACGGATCTCTAAGGACGGAATTTCTAAACTCCCCATCATTAAAGGCTTTTCTAAATCTACTGTTTGAATATCAGGGTTAATAATTGCAGTGTTTTCTACTTGCTCTAAAGTTTTCATGTTGTTACTCCAAAAAAAATTAAAAAACTCTGCCCATGATGTATGAGCAGAGGGATGGAAACTTAAGCTAAACCTAAATTGGCACGGTGTTTTTCGAGCATATCGACACCATTGACGATTTCTTTAACACCAGGAATATCAATCTCGATAATGACTTCGCCATCGATAGATAGCTTGTAGTAAGACCAAATAGTCTTTACTGTGGTTTCAGTATCGTCGCCAGCTTTCGCATTACCGAAATCAATTTCCTCATGACGGCCACGCATTACGATTTCGACTGCAATATCTTCTCCTGTGTCTTCACGCTGATATGAGCCAGCAAAACGTAAACCGATAGCACCAATAGTGGCTGCACCCCATTGTTTTAAGATGAGCTTATCAATACCACCGAGTTTCCATGTCATCTCGTTTGCATCATCTGCGAGACCTGCATCCCATTTGATATTGCCGTTTAAGCCACCACCGCGCCAATTTTCTAATTTACGTGTTAGCTTCGGTAAAGTGACTTCACCAGTTTGGCCAAGATATGAATTACCTTCGTTATATAAGTTTGAGAGTTTTAATTTACTTGGTAGAGCCATGATCTAGTCCTTATCCTGCTGTTACACGCGACGCAAAGTCGACCAAGTAACGGTCTGTAATTCGTTGGCGTAATACTAGGTTTTCAAGTGGTGGTACTGGTGTGTAGTCATAGTCGATATAGAACTTGCCTGACTTAATGACTTCTTTTGTATTAATGTCAGGATCTAACCAACATTCTCCGCCCAGCAAATAATTGCTTTGAGTCATTTCACGCATTTTTGCATTAATACCTTCGACAATATCTCGTGCAAGACCTGGTGTAAGTGCTAAATCGGCAGCCCACATATGCCCTTCGGCCATCGTATCGGCAAGGATTTGTGCAGTACGCGTATAGTTTTCAAATGCGAATAAAGGATCCTCAGAACAAGTTCGTGACCCCCAAAAGCGGAAACCATCGCGCTGGATTAAAGTGGTGATGTCGTTCTGATTGAGATAACCTGCATCAGTGTCAGGATCTTGCAACTGCCAATAAACATCTTTGCTAATGCCTGTAACACCATTCACAGGAACGTTAGAAAGTGTTTTTTGCCATCCCATTTCATTATCAATTTTTGCGCGTAAGCCAAGTGCTCGAGCAGTTGCATCAAAAGTTGATAATGAGTTTGTCGCGGTATCAAAGCCAAGAAAGTCTGGCCATAACACCATAGCTTCACGTGCACCAAAAGTTTGGCGGTATGCTTGAGCTTCTTCTTTAGTTTCACAGCCATTTGCGGAAAGATATGCAAATCCACGTAGCTTTTGCGCTAATGCGACTAAGGCAACTGAAACGGCAGATGTATCAAGACCAGGAATACCTAAGATCCGTGGTTTCACGCCAAGCTGAGCTTCAGCAGCAAGCAAAGCTTTCATGCCTGTATATTTACCATTAACAGAACCGCCAATAATTTCGGATGTTTGCTCTGCTGCATCAGCTTTCTGATCTACACGAACTACTACTGTTGCAGGATTAGTTTGATCAGCGATCGCTTGAAGTGAGCGAGCTAACGTCCCTTTATCCCCTGCTTTATCTAAGACAGCTTGAACATTGGTAAGTAATACGGGTGTATTTAAAGGAAATTTGGTTGCATCTGCATCGGATGCAGTACATACCATACCAACGACTGAACTTGATACTGTTCGTATTGGTCGGGTGCCATCATTGAGTTCTAAAACTCTGACACCGTGGTGATAGTCTTGAGCCATAAAAATAGCCTGTAATCTGGTTAGTTTTCAGATCACAGGCTTACAAATTGAAGTTTTTAAGTCATGCTGTACGGTTTGTATATCAGTTATATACAAACGAACTCAGACACCTTATTTAAAGTGACATTGCATAGCGCCACATTTCATCGATTTCATCATTAGGAATATCTAAAAGAGTTAGCATATATTTGACAGAATCATTTACACGCTCAAACTTCTCAGATTCGTTATATTCGATCTGAACTCGTGTTTTTAGCGCTGGATCTTCAATGTCAGTTATAGCCTGTTCAACTTTTTCTAAAAGCTGGTACTGAAGAAGTGCAAGCTTAAATTGGCGTCTTGTAAGAGGCTTAAACTCAGCAAGTCTCAACTGTTCTTTTTCCTCTTCAGATAAATAATTCTGTGGATTCAAATGTCGATCTACTTCTTCAGAGGTCATTTCAATTAAATCGTCTTCTAAAGCAAAGACTTCACTTGTCGTTTTGTTTCTAAAATATTTCATCGTAATTCACTCCAATATGAAGGCTGTATTGCGCTAGTATTTGCACTAATTTTGTATGTACTACCTGCAGGCACAATAAAAGAATAGAAGCCTGATCCATAATTAGTTCCTACATCATATGTGTGTTTAAAAACACTATTTCCATCAACAATTACTTCAATAATAATTGTTGCACCATTGGTATCTGGAAAAGTGAGGCATAACTGAATTGGACGACCTGTAGAATTTAAATAAGTTGTTTCTAATGACCGATTAGCTTTTACATCTTGCCAAGTCTGACCAATACCTATCGCATTATTTGAAGTGGTATTGATAGTAATATTCCCAGCACCATCAAAGTTAGCAGAGCCAGAAACTGCACCTGTTAATCCAATATTTCTAGCAATCTGAAGCTTTGTCGCAGTAGCTGCATTACCAGTAATATTAGAATCTGTATATGCAAGCTCTTTTTTGGTCAATAAGTCGATTGTTCCATCACTGCGTTCAACACAAGTCATTACCCTTGTTTTACCCGATATGGGATCACTTGCAATAATAAAAGTCCCACCAGTAAATAGAGATGAGACTAACCCGACAGAAAATTGAGGGAAAAATTTACCCTGACCATTGTCAAAAAATGCCGTAGATTTATTGCTATAGTGATGAATAAACTCTTGATCTGATGTAAAACCTGTCCATTCTATTTCAAGTTTATCAGCAGCTACTGCCGTAGCATTTTTATCAAGTTTATTATCTTGTAAAGCTTTCCCCTGTTTTGCAGTTAAAGCCTTATTTGCATCATCAGTTTGTAAATCATCAGCAAGTTGTACAACACCACTTTGATTTGTTGATGCTGCTCGAATATTTTGCTGAGATATGCCTGTGATTTGGCCTTTGTCATTAACTGTTATTGATGGGATCTGAATCGTTGATGCATACGTTCCAGCAACTACCCCGCTATTCGCAAGTGTCAAAATACATGTTGAATTGCTAGAACCATCATAATTAAACGCGCCTGTTGCTGCACCTGAAAAGCTCACGGTTCGTGCCGTTGCAAGTTTGGATGCTGTAGCTGCATTGCCTTCTAACTGGGCTGCAACAAGCTTTCCGGCAGTTCTAATATCACCTTGCGAATAAATCCCATTCACTGGAACTAAATTACTTAGACTAAAGGTACTTGATACTAACAATCCACCAGTTAATACCCGTTGGCCATATTGTTCAGTTTCATCAGTAAACCAAATATCACTATTACTACGGATTTTATTGACATATGTAATGCCGTTAACACGTAAATCACCAGTGACTGTTCCACCTGTTAATGGCAATTTAGAATCATCACGTGTTCCAACTATTTTCCAATCAGACCACGTTGCTATATTGCCATTGACGTTCCATGACTGACGCATGGCCATTGTTGCATTATTTGAGCCACCAGCCTGATGCGGATAATAGATTTGATGACAAGTACCACCACTTCTATATACGGCTAAAACTCCATAACCGTACAGTCCTGCCACACTAAAAGCTACAACTGTATATTTTCCATCTAGTAACGCCTGGTCAAGTTGCTCAATGCTTGAAATGCTTCCATTCCAACGTACCGGAGCTTCAATATTGATATCTTGAGTACCATCAAAAACGGTACCATTAATAGTACGGCCAGTTTGAAATTTGGTTGCTGTTGCTGCATTACCTGTAATACTAGAATCTGTATATGCCAGCTCTTTTTTATTTAAAAAATCAATCCTTCCATCATCGCGTACAACACAGCTAATGATTTTAGTTTTACCCGTGACTACGTCATTACCAATTATGAAAGTTCCACCAGCTTTGAGAGTAGAAACGAATCCAACTGAAAACTGAGCAAAATATTTACCAGTTTTATTATCAAAAAAACTTGTTGGTTTATCTGCTAAATACTTAATAAAGTCATCATCATTGGAAAATGACGTTCTTTCAATTTCTAATTTCTTGGCTGCAACTGCTGTAGCAGTATTATCCAATTTATTATCTTGTAAATTTTTACCCTGTTTTGCAGATAACGGTGTTGCAGGGTCATCAGTAGTTAAATTATCAACTATCTCATTTCGTCGAATATAGTTTTTATTTACCCATTCGCGGGTTGCATATATCAATGAATCATCGAGATAAAGCGCTATAACTTCAGCGTTTTGAATATTTATAACTAGCTTGATATTGATTTCACGAGCACCACCTTCATCGGCCAATGGTTTATATGTTGGAGGATAGCTCGCATTGACGACCATCGTATTTCCAGCATAAAGACCAAGTTCACGAATATAAAAACCACCAACATTAGATGGAATGATTGCTTCACAAACGATCTGGTTTGTATTATTTGGATTGATTTCTACAACGTTTAATGCAATTCGTGCTTTTTCATTAATTAAGGCTGTTCGTGTTTCAGATGGCACAGGTACAGATCCATTGCCATCCCCTACCGCAATGTGTGAATAATTGATTTTATTACTTACAGTTGCACCAGCAATTAATGCTTTACCGTTATTGGTTAATATACCTTTATAAGTGGCCATTCTACTTACTCGACAAAAATTGTGACTGTTTCAGCACCGTGACAACCAATAGCAACACGAGGAATACAAAGCGGTTGAACGTTAATAACTAAATTTGTTAGGTGACGTGATGCAGGCTTTGCATCTTTGACAAGCCTGTTTACTTCTGCGTAAGTTGCGTCGGTAAGTTCAAGCCCGTTTAGATCCAGTGTTAAAGAGAAAGTACCTGGTACTCCGTTCGGAACTGTTTCAAACCATTCCTGAAACTCACATGTATATCCAAACTGAGCGAGTACTTCTCGAACAGCAGTTCGTGTACCTTTAATTTGATGTTGTCTAAATGATTTTTTTATTAGTTGGCGTTGAAGTGATGGTTGCCAATCAGTATCCCAACTATCAACTGAGTATTGCCAAGCCAGAAATGACAAAAAATGATCTGGAGCTTGGTCAATTGATGCCAAACTCTTAATTTGAACAGGAAGCTCTAAACTATTTGCACAAACGTCCGTAACGTTACGGTCAAATCGAGTGCTATTAGGAGGCAGTAATTTACTCATTCAACGCCCCCAATAACCACGGAAATATTTTCACAAAACGAGGCTTGTGTTGGAGTTAAAACAACATCTGCAGTTGGATTAAGTAACTCCACTCTATTTACACCATCAACATGTAAAGCTGCATAAATTGCAGACATACGAATAGATCGACCAATACGTTTTTGCTTTTGCGCATACTCAGTAACATTGTTAATGGCTTGAGCAAGTACAGTTGCTGCTTCAGGATCTTTACCGATGTATAGCTTGGCATTAATTGAATAATTAATAATTTCAGCAGATATAACTGTGACACGATCTCCTATTGGCCGCTTTTCTTCAGCATTTGCTGCCTTGTCGACAATCTGGACAAGCTCAGGGGAAGCAGATCCTGTTAAAGAGTCCGCTTGCAGAATGGTCAAAGTAACATGGGCTGGCATTGGTGAAGTAATTGAAACGTCAGCAACGCGGCCATCAGCATCACGCGCAATTTTTTTATAAGCTGCTTCTGGTCCAGCTACCGACAATGAATCAAATGCAAGTTGGATACGTTCACGAAAAGCTGGATCTGATTCATAGACAGCAGGAACAGGTGGCGTTTTTGTATTGTCTGCAGGCTTAATAATCAGACGTTTAACATTGTAATTTGCGCCTAGTTGATCTAAATCATTTTTTTCCGCATAAGCCAATAATAAGCCACGTGCTGCGGTATTAATTCGATTTCTTAACACCGTTTCACGATAAGAATTTTCTTCAATGTATTTCGTCAAAGGCTCACTTTCACGGTTAAGTACTTCAGTAATCTGTGGTTTTTGATCATCTGGAAATCTATTAATTAAGTCGGCCTTTCGTTCGGCTAAAATAACTTCATAATCAATCGTTTCAATAATGTCAGGTGGAGCAAGCTGGCTAAAATCGACGCTCATGATGAAGCCCCCATTTGAAGTGGAATATTTAAATTTAGGGACTGGCCAGTAATAGTATGGACTGTCTCAAGATCTAACTGCATAAGCCCTGAAGCGATCTTGGAAATGTTGATATTTTCAATACTGATGCGTTTTTCCCATCGAGTCACAGGCGTATAAATTGCACTGTAAATTTTTAGAACAAGTACATCATTCATGGGTTGGTCGATAAGGTCAGGCACTATCGAACCGTAGTCACCACGCATGACACGACTGCCCAAAGGTGTAGTTACAATGTCTTCAATTGATTGTTCTATGCTCTCGATTTCTGAAATTGTTACGCCTGTATGACGTGAGATCATGGTACTGGTCCTCCAGAAGTGTCACCGCCACCCTTAACACCAGAGGTTCTATGTTTCGTTAGACTTATATTTCCAGCGATGATATCCGCATCTGAAGTAATATCCAAAGTGGAATGGATTCCTCCCACTACTTGGAGATTAGCCACAAGTTTTACAGTTCCACCTTCTGGAAGAATTGCTTGAAGCTCATGTTTTTTGACGTCATAACTTAAGACTGCACCATCTTCAAACGCTCTAAATTTGATATCTGGATCTAATGACTGAGCCGGAAAATCTTCATTGTTTAAACCAACAACAACGACTCCGAGTTCGATTACTCCGCAAGGGCTAAATACAATACATTCTTCATCAATGCTCGGTAAATCATGAGTTGAATCTTTACCAGCTCTTAAATTTAATAGGCGCAATTCTTTAGTTACGATGTCACCTAAATTGACTGTAACTTTATGAAAAGGGCTAGACGGTATTACGGTCTTGATACGTCCTAGACGGATCATATTTTCAAGACGACGATTGGATTCTGCGTTCATGCTGCAATCGTTATGCAGCTAAAGGATTAATGCATTTGGTTTGGTTTGTATGTCAGTTATATACAAGTGGGTTCATTTTGAATCTATAAAGTTAAGAACGTCATTTTCAATCATTTCAATTTCAGCTTCAGTAAAGCCAAGCAATTGACGCTGTGCATATCTGACTTTGAAAGATCGTCCGTTATATTTCAAATTATCAATTAATCCGTCCTGGTGAATTCGGGCAAGTCTCGATACTCGTTGATCAAATCCAATAGTTACCCCATTAGGAATATTTTCGATTTTCATGAACCGTGTTGTTTTCAATTTCATGAACATTTTTTTCTTAATCTGCCCTTTTCTTTTTCTTAAATTTTTTCTCGGGATATAAGCACTACCGTCAGGATTCTGTTGTCGAGTAATACGCTGACTTTGGCTTGCACGTATTTTACGTGCAATTACCATTGCAATTTTGCGACGCGCTGCATCGTTTATGGATACTAATAAAGCATTTAAATGCTCAGAAAGATATTCAAGCTCAGCCATTTATAGAAAATACTCTTGCTCAGGATCTCTTGAAATCCAAGACGCCAATTCAGATCCATCTTTATCAAACAGCGTGACTTGTTTTGATTCTTCGGCTTTGTGATAACGTGGCTCATCTGGATAGTCGACACTTAAACCTTCGCTGGTTTGCTTCACAATCACACGTTCAGTTAGTGGCAACTGAATAGCCAAATCAACTTTATCATTTGCCAAAATTTCAGCTTCAAACTTAATACCCGATTTAACGTTATCAAGGTTGGCCATCAAATTAGATTGATTCATACGAACCCAATCCAATAATGGAATACTGACTGCAGCAAGATCACCAGCATAATCGGTTAAAATCATTGTGAGGGTGTATTCATATTCAAATGATAAACCGTTTGCCATCGTACTCCGTACCGCACCATCATCAACAAAAATAAGGATGCGGTCAGGATCACGACGTAGTTCAGGAATCGCATCTAAAAGATATTTTCTTAAACTATCGGGTTTTTTCATGCTGCTTTAGTCTCACTATATAGTGGTTCTAAATGATCATATTCTTTTTGGAATTTTGCCTGGTACCCAAGTCTTTTATAATTAGGACCATTATAAAGTGTGAAAACCACATCCCAATTCTTTGCTCGCAGCGCATCAATTAAAGCAACTTTTTTCTTTTCAATAATGCCTGTTTTCCATTCAATAAAACGGATGAAAGCTTCCAACTGGTTTGACTCACTTACAAATTGTTGATCAACAAATTCTTGTACAGATGCATAGCCTAAATCTTTCCAGTTTTCACCCATCACCTGAAACTGCCCCCATGATGTTGACATCAAAGCACATTCAACATCGATTTGCTTTGCTTGTTCCAGTCGAACATATTCGGCTTCATTTCCCTGATATCCACCATATTTACGATTAACAATATTCGGTCGTTCAGCTTCCATTTTATTGGCAAAAGCTGTGCCTTTTTTCAAACGCAAATATGCATACATTCGATGGCGTTCAAATAGAATTTTAGGTTTTCCGTTTTTAAGAAACCCAACGCTTTGACCTTCAACTGCACCAAAAACACGGATGACCAATTCAGAGACTTTTAGGCGCTCAGCTGCTTTTTTATAATCACTATCTTTAAGCAATTTTGAGATGTTTTGTTCCAGAAGGGCACTGCGCGTCTTATCCCCTACTTTGCCATCTGCAACCAAATTTTTTTGCTTTTGGAATGTAATGACAGCATATTCGGTGGAAGCTCCAAAATCACCATCGATAGAAAGCTCTTTCCCTTTAACGCCTTTAAAGCCAAGCTTTTTAAGCTGTTGCTGCAATGTAATTACATCACTGCCTTTTGACCCAAATTTTAAGATAACTGGCATTATGTTGTGCTCCAGATAAGTTTTGCGACATTACCTTTTGCACGGCAAATTAGGACCGCCAAAAGTACTGCAAAGATGGCATCCCATAACGTGACAGGATCTTTAAAAAAGAGAATGTGAATTGATTGCCCGATAAAAGCAGCAATAAGAATCGTGGCCAAAATTGAAAAGCCATGACGATGGCGTAGGCCTTCAGCATCAAAACAGATGATCCGTAGACCACAAATCAAGTAGGCAATCAGAGCAATCAGTTGAAACATAATTTCGATCATGACTTTCCTCCTCCACGAAACTTATTCCAGATGTCAGATAGACTCGATTGGTCTACCCAGACCATAGCTTTTAAGATAATTGGTAATGAAAAAATTGAAGCAATCATTCCTGCTGTTGCATCGTTGGTAATCAAAGTTCTAGTTGTTACTTCTGGTGCAAGTAAATAGCCAATACCAACGGCAATGATCATCGTCCAAAGTCGCTGTAATGGTTTTAAATCTTTTTTCGTTGTAGCAAATAGAGCTGCTCCAAATACTGCCCCAAGCAATGCATTCCCATTTACAAATGGAAGTAATGAAGCTGCACTAATTGAAACTGCTGTAATTGCTGAAGTTGTAGTTGGTTCTGGCATTATTAATCCCACAGTTGTACTGTTTGCTTGATTTGTTGTGGTGTATCGATATCAGGAAGAATTACAGAGGTGCCAATGGGCAAAAAAATTCCTATATCGGCCAAAGCTGGATTTGCTTCGAGTACCTTTTCAACTACACCCGAACTGCGTCCGTAATATCGCCAACAAATTGAGTTGATAGTGTCATTTTGAATAGCTGTAATGGTTTTGCTCATATCAACTCAACTATGCTGTGGTTTTCGCCTTTTAGCTGTTGAATCGCCCATTGCTTATTTCGTCGGTAGTCATCAACTGAACAATCCATCGATTCTGATTTTTTTTCACCAGAATTAGTACTGTCATAGTTACGATAAATTTCGTTTACTTTTGCTGCTACACCATTCGATACGGCTGAAAAATAAAGCACTTCAGTATCTGCTTTACCGTCAATTTCATTAACAGCTAAATCAACTAGCTTTTCGGCTTTCATCACTAAGTTTGCAAGTAAACGATTTACATCGATGACTTCTTCCCGAGTAAGTTGTTGCAATCGAACATCGGTCACTGATCCGTCGATCCGAACAAAACTGCGGATCTCATCTAGAGAAATTTCAGGAAAAAAGGTGCCACTTGAAATAGTGATATGACTTGGGGTTATTGCACCGTTTGCGATAAATCCCATGTAGATCTCCTTCTTAATGCACTGGGAGGGGCAATGGCTCGGTGAAGATTTACTGTGACGTTAAGATCACGACCATTGCACTCCAGTGCGGTGCGGGGCACTTATTCAGAAGTCGGTACCATATTGCCGTGGTCATCAACCACAGGCGTTCCATTTTGATTTAACAAAACGTCGGTAACTTCTGTTTGTTCGTTGGTAGTAACTACTTGAGATTCTTTTTGATAAGCCAAAGTATCTGTAGTTTCTCTTTCTGCTAATAACTTGGTAGAAAGCTTACTCATTTTGTTTAGATCAGTTCGACCGCCACATTTATCGTCAAGATCTAATGCTTTTTCTAACCAACATTGAGCATGAACAGAGCGAGGTAAATCATTTTCAAGATCACCAGTCAAAAACTGCATTTCACCTTTACCTAAGGCGAGATAAAGCTTAGCTTTAACTTCATCTGGCATATCAAGACGATTTTGTGGCAAAGATTTATCAGTAATTAGACGTTCTAAACGCACTAATTGATCTAATCCTTTTTGATCGATACCAGCTTCAGTTTTGAGTAATTTTAAAAATTCTTCTGCAATATCTTCAGTAATAAAGCATGCTTCAGAACGTTCAAAACGGTCTGGAAGTTTTAAGCCGTATTTCAGAATGTATTCGGCAATATCAAGTGCAAAATCAAAATCACCAATATCAATTGACCAAACCAAAATCTCAGTAATTACTGCATCCTGAACACCAGGTTTTACTTCTAAAATACCTTCCACGTATGGTTTGTAATTTGGAATTAACTGGCGCTTTAATTCGATTTTGTTTTGTTTGGACTGAATATTTTTGAGTCGATTTTTATCACTATTAAGCTGCAAAAGTTGCTGCTCATAGGCATTTGTATTTCGCATGGTACCGAACTCCGCAGCTGTCTCAGCTGCGGATTTGGCTTGATGCTGTTGGAAGTGCTTTCGAGCCAAGTTCATAACAGATTACTCCGCCAGAATTTCGATATTTTCAGCCATACAAGCAAGACCAAGATCTTCAATGTAATAATCTTCGTTTGAAGACTCATAATTCTCGATTTGGTCACGTTTTGGATTGTCAATGACTGTACGACGACGAGCGCCCTCTTGAACATAAATCGATAAGTTATCGAATGTAGTTACAAAGATGATGCCTTCAGGGAAAAACGGTACTGAGTAAACAGGCAATCCACCCATGCGTTTTTGGCTGATGATGATGTCTGCGGCTAGTTTTTCAGAGTTGTCTTGATCTTTATTGACCAATGGGAAGTATTTATCCGAAACAGTTTTTCGGTTACACATTACGACTAAATCTGGATTGCCCTGGTGAACGTCATCAATCATTTCATCAACGATATTCATAACCAATGCATCAAGGTTTTTATAATCGCCAGTTTTACCTACTGTAATTTTTCCTTGCACAGCACCTGATTTCATTACGCGCGATTCATTCTCTTCACGCATTTTTTGCAACCAGCCTTTATTCACATCTTGCAATAAAGGATTTGCTGTAATGTCCGTATTAGAAGCGATACTGATACCATTGAACCCGATCATGATACGGTCCAGAGCTTGTCGTTTTACGATAGCGCCACGGAATCGACTATAAAAATCTTTGAATTTTGCCCATTGATCAAGTTTTGCGTACTTAATTGCTGTATCAAAATCGGTTTTACGACAAAAGTAAAAACGCTCATCCATTCCAGTTGGATCTGTAGCTTGACGCTCTCCAGCATCTGTATTTGTACGAGAAGCAATAGGACGAGAAATACCAAGTCCAACCGCAGAACCCGATTGTTCAGCAACAAGAAAAATATTAATTTTCTTCAAAAATTCAGATGATTCTTGAATTTTATCTTCAAGCTTTTGTTGAACAGTTGGTGTCACATTAAATTTTTGTGAAACGTTTTCAACCCCATTGAGTTTAGCTAACTCAACCATGACCTTATTGTACTTAGTACGTGTTTCTGTACGCATTTTCTTTACTCTAAATATAATTAAATTGGATTAATAAATTGCTAGAACCGACTGAATTAACAGTCGACTTCACCAACTTCTTCATGAAATTTGCTGTTGTTAGACAGTGGTCGTGGTTGACCTTGTGGCTCTTGATCTAGCTTGTTTTTTAATTGATTAAATTCAGTCTGCAGCTGCTCATGTTTGACTTTTAAGTCTGCAAACTCAGTCCCCTGATTCGCTGTTTGCTGGGCAATTTCTAGAATGGCTTGTTCGTTTTGACTAAAGTTTTCTTGAGTCTGCTGTTGTTGCTGTTCTTGGGTTTTAAATAAGTTCTTAACCTTATTCACCAAGTCACTGGCAAATGACTCTTTAACTTCTTCGAATTCGAGTTTTGTTTCTTGAGCTGCAGTGAATAAATTTTCAGGACGTAATTTCTTCGCTTTAAGTGGGTTTTCATTTGCGCCAGCTGCAAAAGAGAGCATTTCAGTACCAAGCGATGCAGGACTGTCAGTAACGGCAAGTCCCACTAAATAGGCTTGGCCAGTTTTCGCAAAATTTTCATCGACTTCGATAGATGTATAAATTTTTTGATTTTTTTGATTAAGTGCAATCAAATTTTCATTTGGTTGGATCTGTGCAAACAAGGCATCTTTCTGTTCACCATTGATCGTAACTTTTTCCGTTTTAAGGGCGATCACATCTCCATAAGCTCCGAAAATACCATCTGGAGAAACGCCCTTAATGTGCTCTAAATTGATACGAGCACCATAAGTGTTCAGATTGTAAGTTTGCGCCATTTGGATGATCCATTCAGATTGAATTTCACGACCATCTGTAGTGTCACCAGCCACGGCAACTCGAAACCATTTCGATTTAAATTTTTTCGGCTGTGTTTTTTCAGTCATTCTGCTGTACCTGTTGCAAGGTTTTTTCGGGCAATTTCAATAGGTGCAGAATGGGCAATATTAGTTATGTGTAGCAATTGAGCATGCTTGTATATAACTGACATACAAATTGCCATGACTGATAAAAGCTAACTTGCCTGCCATCGTTTGCGGATGAAATTAAATCAATCCGTAAACCATGAATGAATTATCACAGTTAGCTAATCTTGAGCTGATTCTAGATAACAAATTAAAAGCCAAGTTTCTCTTTTGGCTTGGCTGGAAAATTGTCGATATTGCTGAAGCGCTAGACGAAAATGAGCGTACAGTTCAGGCTTGGAAAACCAGAGAAGAGTGGGATAAAACACGATCAGAAAGTCGTGTTGAAGAAGCATTAACAGTTCGCTTAATGACTCTCACTCTAAAGAACAAAAAATCGAGTGGAGACTATAAAGAATTAAGCGAATTATTTAAAAATTATAAAGAATTTGCCCGAATTGAACGTTATAAAGAAGGCGGTAATGAAGCGGATCTAAATCCAAATATTGCCAAGCGTAACGCAGCACCCAAGAAGAAAAAAGAAAATAATCAATTCACTGAAGAACAAGTTGAACAACTTATTTCAGCCTTTGAAGATAGTCTATTTGACTATCAGCGCGATTGGTATAAAGCAGGCAACCAACGTACTCGAGTAATTCTCAAAAGCCGCCAAATTGGTGCGACATGGTACTTTGCCCGTGAAGCTTTGGTCGATGCTGTTAAAACAGGTCGGAATCAAATTTTCTTATCTGCTTCAAAGGCGCAGGCTCATATTTTCAAAGAATACATTAAAGGTTTTGCATATGAGGCTTGCGGAGTTGAATTGGTCGGAGATCCGATCGTACTGCCAGATAACAATCAAGCTTCATTATCATTCTTAGGTACAAATTACAGAACTGCCCAAGGCCACCACGGTAATTTTTATTTCGATGAGTTTTTCTGGACGTTTGGCTTCACAGAACTAAACAAAGTAGCTTCGGCTATGGCTTTGCATAAAAAATGGCGTAAAACCTATTTTTCTACGCCATCTACAATGGCGCATGAAGCTTTCACATTCTGGAATGGAACACGTAATAACCGTGGGCGACCTAAAGACCAAAGACTCGATATCGATGTATCACATGATGCATTAAAAAATGGCCGCTTATGTGAAGACAAAATGTGGCGTCAAATCGTTACGATTTTAGACGCTGAAAATGGCGGATGTGATCTATTCGATATTGATGAATTGCGATACGAATATTCACCTGAAGAATTTGCAAATCTTTTGATGTGCCAATTTATTGATGATGGCGCATCTATTTTCCCTTTAGCAATGCTTCAACCATGTATGGTTGACTCATGGGAAGTTTGGGCTGATGACTTTAAACCATTCCATGCTAGACCATACGGCAATAATCCTGTTTGGATTGGTTATGACCCCGCAGAAAGTGGTGATAGTGCAGGCTTAGTAGTTGTAGCCCCCTCCCCTGTTCCTGGTGGGAAATTTCGAGTGTTAGAAAGAATCCAATTCCGTGGGATGGATTTTAAAAATCAGGCAGAAATGATCCGCCAAACAACACTACGTTATTACGTGACTTATATCGGTATTGATATCACTGGAATGGGTACAGGTGTATCTCAATTAGTTAAGCAGTTTTTCCCAAATGTCACTGAGTTCAGTTATTCACCTGAAGTAAAAACCAGACTTGTACTTAAAACAATGGATGTCATTAGAAATGGCCGTCTTGAGTATGACGCAGGGTGGACTGATCTTTCCCAATCATTAATGAGCATTAAAAAAACGCTTACAGCAAGCCAACGTCAAATGACTTTTACAGCAGGCCGTTCTGAAGAAATAGGACACGCGGATCTAGCCTGGTCACTCATGCATGCACTTTATAACGAACCACTTGAAGGCCAAACACAAATGAATCAATCTTTCATGGAGATCTATTAATGAATCCCCTATCGACTGCAAAAAATTTAGTTAGTTTTGCCAAGAGCCAATTACCAGTTTTTCAAAGCAAAACAACCAAACAAGAATCAATGGCATTTACTTTTGGTGATGCCGTTCCAGTACTCAATGGAAATGAATTATCGGATTACATGGAATCATGGTTCAATGGCCGTTGGTATGAACCTCAGGTCAGTATGAGTGGTTTGGCCAAATCATATAAATCGACACCATATTTAAATAGCGGAATTATTTTTAAACGTAATTTTCTGGCTAATCTTTTTATTCCTCATGCAAAGCTAAATCGAAAAGCATTTGAACAAGTTGCACTGGACTATGTTTGGTGTGGAAATACTTACTTAGAAGAAATCAAATCACGACTCGGAAGTGTAATTCAGTACAAACCAGCTTTAGCAAAATATATGCGTCGTGGTGAATACTCTGATCAGTTCTTTTTACTTTGTGATGATCATAAAGGCTATCAAGAATATGAATTTTATAATCGTGTTTGCCACATTCGAGAAACAGACATTGATCAGGAAATTTATGGAGCACCTGAATACATATCTGCTTTGCAAAGTGCATGGCTAAATGAATCGGCTACTTTATTTCGTCGTAAGTATTACAACAATGGATCTCATGCTGGGTTCATCTTATATGTGAATGACGCAGCACAGGATCCTAATGATATTACAGCATTACGTCAGGCTTTAAAGGATAGTAAAGGACCAGGCAACTTCCGTAATTTATTTTATTACGCACCTGGTGGAAAAAAAGATGGTATCCAGATCTTGCCTGTTTCTGAAATTGCAGCAAAGGATGACTTCACCAATATTAAATCAATCACTCGTGACGATACTTTAGCGGCACTCCGCATACCTCCACAGCTCATGGGTATTGTTCCAAATAATACTGGCGGTTTTGGATCAATTAAAGATGCAGCAGAAGTGTTTTATCAAAATGAAATTGTTCCACTTCAATCACGCATGCAACAGCTTAATGAATGGGCTGGTGATGAGGTAATTCGATTTAAGCAATATAAGGTGAATGAGCTTTAATCTTGAATAAAATAATCCCCAAAAATCGGGGATTATTTTAATTCTCATGGACTCTCTGCCCTAAATAATACAATCCTAAAAAAGTTAAAAACATTAATTGTATTAATAAAAAATTAAAGAGCGTTAAACATAAAAAATAAATAAGAGAATAAATAAACTTAGTAGTTGGAAAAATATCTAATTTATATGTGTACATAAAAATTAGTATCAAAAAATACAGAATCAAACTTACAAATGATAAATATGAAAATAATCTTGAAAGAAATTCTCGCCTATTAAGTGGTTCATCTCTAGTACTAGGTTTTCCATCTATATCAATAGCATCCACTTTCTGGGTGGGGGGCACCCCATCCATATCCCTATCCATAGTAGGACTAGTTAATGTTGCTATTGCAGCAAGTGCGGCAATATAAAATCCAGGGATAGTTTGAAGAAATCCAGCTAATAGACCAGAAATATCCGATTTAAATATATTTACTTGCTTATCAATTTGAGATGGAATGAATATATCCAATAACATTAAACCTATGCTTACAATAACAGATAGGATTAGTGGAATTGTAATATCACAAGTTCTTTTAGAAAAATATCCTTCAACTTCCCATTTAATCGCAAGGTAGTTCAAAGGTTTAAATACTAATTCAAGCATACCTCCTCCCATTGCAATCTATAATTTTAGATATTGGCTAGCATTCTATCACAGAGAGGGCGATTCAACGTTACAGTGTCGGTCATAGGCTGTCGCAGTTTTTCATCTAAATATTTCTTTTTAACTAAGGTGAACTCTTGATCATCTGAATCATATTCAGCAAAACGATTTGCACCATTTGTATCAGTAAAGTTAATTTTAAATACAGTCCCTTTTAAATCCGTATGTTGGCTAAGTAAATTATTGAAAGAATTTACTATAGAGTCCATTTTTTGCTTTACTGTTCTTGCACTACTTGGGACGATATCAGCTGCAACTTTTAAACTAATTTTGACAGCATCTTGCTGAAATTTACCTTGTTTATCAAATTGATTATTAATTCTGGCAGGTCGATAGAAGTCGACATTCTTAATATTACCTTTTGCAAATGCTTCTATAATTTCTTCACTAAATTCAGATTGATATTCAAACTTTAAACGATAAGCTAATTTTTCAGGATTTCCAGACTGATCTCTATTTTTAGGATGTTCGCCCACAAAAAAACTTTTAATTTTCTCATCACGTTTTGCATGATTAGTAAAATAATTTAGAGTATTAATAAAAATCCTAGCTGTAACACCTTTTTCATATTCTGCTGCAAATTGAGCTAAAGTCGGATTTTTCTTATCTACTTTAATCACGATATGAACACGCTTTTCTGCAGCTTCTGATTTATTTCTTTTAAGCAATCTTGGTTTATTTGTATTTAAATCTCTTACACAAGGATCGTCAGCCTCCGCATCTGCAACGATAAATACAAGTCTAACAACATAGTTAGTCTTATCAATTTCAATATTTGATAGAATTCCACAAAATTTTTCATTAAGAAAACGATAATGAAAATTCTCATAATTCCATTTTTTCAATTGTTCAAAATAATTCAATATATCAAATTTAACTTTCGGTACAGGTGCTTTATTGGAAATTGAATTAATATGAGCTGCCATGTGATGAAAAGTAACTAAAATATTTCCCGACATATTAACTTCCTATTATTCTTAAAAAAATAAAATAGTGATTCACTATATTGACATAACGATTCACTAACATGCAATATAAAAAAGCACTGCTCAAATGAGAATATTTATCATATATATCACAGACTAGAAGGCACAGCGCAGTCACCCGCGCGCCTGCGGTTCATCTAAATGAGGCTATATTACTGCACCATGTTTCACTGAGTAATGAATACAGAGAACCTATGAAACTTAGGCTATTGAGAAGAAAAAAGGGGAAATTGGATACTGCATATTACTACAACACTACAGTTTGAGTGACTTCTATCTGCTCTAAAGGATGACCAACTACAATGGCTTGTCCTTTATCGCCTATTTGCAAACAAAGTCTTGATAAAACATTGTCATTATATTTCACACGCCATTGGTTATATGGCTCACATTCTGACTGTAAAAATATAACTAAACCAATTTCACCAGATGGATGTTCAATTAAATCATTTTCAAAGATTGGGTTTCCTGAGTAATCCAACCAAGGAGCTATTCTATTTGTTTTGGAAAGTTCTTCTCTTTGCAATAAAAAACTTTTGTATTGATCAAATTCACTTTGCAT